GAGTTGTATTTACAGGACAAAAAGATGCCGATGGAAAATTCATAAATATTCCTTTGTTGAGCAGTCAGCCTGTTTATAAGTAACTTATAGAGAAATAAATGGATTTAAATAATCAAGCTCTTCAATCTGTATTCGGTGATGAAGAAGAGATATCACAAAACGATGGTGCTCTTTCCTCAGTTTTTGGGGATGAAGAAGAGGTATCACAAAGCGAGGATGCTCTTTCCTCAGTTTTTGGGGATGAGGAGGTAGAGAAAAAAGATGACAATGCCCTTTCGTCTGTATTTGGTGACGAAGAAGTTGTAAAAGAAAAAGAAGCAACTGTTGACCCTAGATATTTAGAGTTTCTCCGTAATAGAGAATATGAAAAAATATATTTAAAGAACAAAGAATCTATAGATGCTCAAGTAGATAAAACAGAGCAAAATGAATTAAGAATTAAGTATGCTAATCAATACCCTAACTTATTTACAGAAGGTAAATTAACAGACTTAGCACAAGCAAAACAAGAAGGCATAGTATATGAGGAGACTGTTGACCTACAGGGTAAACCTCTTGCAGAGCCTATAATAAAGTTTGCTACTCCTGCCGAAATAGAACAATCTAAAGGTTTTGAACAATCTCAAGACCAATCCTTCCGTTCTAAAGCACCCTCAATAGAAGAACAAATGAAAGGTATGATGACTATCCCTGATAGAGATATTATTGGGGAAAGATATACATATCCTAAACCACCTAAAATGGTACAGGTTGACTACGAAACTTATCTAAACAGTCAAGCCTTCAAAGATAAAGTTAAAGATAATCCTGTAATGCAAAAGTACTATGAAACCTTTGGTGAAACAGGTGCTGAAGTTCTTGCAGGTATATCATCAGGTGCTCAATACGTAAGAGGTGGCTTTGCTGATTTGTATAAACTAGTACATGAAGCAGTAGATGATGCAACAGATGGTGATGCTACTAAAACAATAAACATGGATTCAAAGACTGCTGCTAAAGCATTTACTGGTGATGTAGGACAAATACTAGAGGTTGGTGAAAAAGGTGCTATGATGAGTATATTGTCTAGGTCACCTAAAGCTCTAGAACTAGCAAAAGATATATTTGAAGCTGAAATCAAAAGAAAAAACAAATTAATTAAGAATGCCGCAAAGATTAAAAAGTATGAAAGCAGAAGGCTAAATATTAATAGAGCTAAGAGTGCTGAAGCTGAGATAATTGCTAAAAAGGCAAAAGATGCTTCAGATAAAGCTAGTGAGAATCAGTCTATCAAAGAAGAGTTAATAATGGACTATGAAGTCCAAATAGGAGCTAGAGACCCTAATAATGTTAAGAAAATAATTAATGAAGATAAATTAATATCTAAAACTGTAGCAGGTAAAATGTCTATAGATTATGATAAGGCTAGAGTTGTTGGTTTAAACATAGCTGAAAAAGAATATGTTGGTGCTGTAGATATAGATGGAGACTTAATAGCTGCTTCAGACTTAGAATCTACAATAGGGTTGAAAAAAGAAGACCTTCTTTCGCCTATAATTAATCCTGATAAGCTAGACCCACTAGTGGCTATTGCTTCTGAATTGAAGAAAAATAACCCTAAACTTTTTCCTGAAGAGAGAATGACAATTGACAACTTACTTAATGCTACAGTAAGAGGTGATTTACTTCCTAGCGATGAGTTAACAACATTATTAAACAAATATGATGTTAGTTTTGAAGATTATATACTTATGACTTTAGGTTCTGCATCGCAAGCAGGTAAAGTTCTTCAAAAGTTTTCTCAAATAAAAGGTAAAAAGATAGGAGCAAAGTCTAGGAAAGAAGCTATAGACCAAGCTAATCTAGAGAAGTATAATTTTGCAGGTAAAGCTGCTCTACGATTTATTGATATAGGTAGAGGTGCATTAGTTTCTATGTTAGCCACTATGATACGTAACGTAGAATCTACTTTAATTAGAAGTCCGTTAGAAGGTTTATCTAATGTATTTAATACATCTTTATACAATCTAACAGAGAAGGGCTTAAAGAAAAAAGCTCTGACTGTTTTAAGTCCAACTAATTGGAGAAATAGTTTTAAACATCAATCATATTTAATTGATAATAAAGATGCTAGAGATTATGTTGATTACATATTAAAAAGACCTGAATACATGAATAAATATAACTCCCTGTTTAGTAGTGCTAGTGAGTTAGTTAGACTAAGAAGACCTGAAGGTGTAAAACTTACCCCTATACAACAAAAAGTTGATGAATTACTAGAAGCAGGTGAAGACTTTGTAGATACATTAAATATACCTAACAAATGGCAAGACTATATAACTAGAAGTGCTTACTTTCTTCAGAACATGGAAGACTTGTTTAGAAAAAATTATAATGGATTAGAATTGGTAGATGAATTAAATAAAGGTCGTGTGCGAGAAATATTAAATGATTCACCTACTATATTACCTGAAGGGTCTAAAGAATTTTCTGAAATAGTGGCAGAAGCAACAGAAAAAGCTAGAAATGCCACATACTCTAATGTACCTAACTTTACACCTTTTAAAGTTGCAAATGAATTGCTTGCTAAATATGGTGGTACAGCATTAGTTGCCTTCCCTAGATTTGTATTCACAAGTTTAGAGTTAATAGCTCAATACTCTGCAGGAGCGGCTTTAGTACCAATACGTAGAATAATAAGACCCAACAGGTTACAAAAATTAACTAGCAGAGACAGGGAAGATATATCAAGAAACTTAGTTGGTTATGGTGTATATCTAACAGCTAGTGCTTACAGAAAGCCTGAAAGTGAAAGACCTGCTTGGATGCAAGGATATTTTGATAACCCTCATCCTGATTATAAGATGATTAGAACAGCAGATGGCGAGTCATTTGATACTACACCTCAGTTTCCTCTTAGACAATCTTTGTATATAGCTGAGTTTATTGATAGGTGGAGAGAAGGCACATTGAAAGGCTCTCTAGTAGCTGACCCAAAAGAATTTACAGAAACCTTTTTTGGAGCTACTCTACGTACAGGTAGAGGCACAAGTATGATAGAGGATTTTGTAAATGCATTAGGTGGTGCTGATGCATCTTGGTCAGACAGGCTAGCGAAGACCACAGGCACAGCATTTGGAAACTTTGTACAAAGATATGCTGTTCCTGCGGCTCAGATTATAGATTTAGAAAGAAGTATGTCTAAATTACCTGAAATAAGAATAGGTAAAGATGGAAAGTTAATAGACTATGGTCTAATAGAAAGCAGACCATCAGAAATAAAAGACCCTAACATAGACCCTGTTTATGGTGATTTTCAATCAACTTTTATGCAATCAGCAAAGATGCCTTTTATTCGTAGGGGATTCATAAGCCCTGAAGAGGAAAGGAAATTACCTAACAGAACATATGTATTAGACCAAGATGGTAAACGTAGAATTAACCCTTCTTTAAAGATTGGTGCAGGTGCTACATATTATGAAGACAATCCACCTTCAGGTTTGTTTATGCAAAAATATGGATTCACTGAATTTGAAATGTCATCAAGAGCTTCTACTCCTAGCCTAAGAAGAATGGAAAATGATTTGATGAATGAATTGATTCCACCTTTGGCTAAATTAGCACAGGCAAGAGAGAATCAATTAATTGAACAGAATAAAAGTAAACAATTTATACAAGCAGAAATAAGAGGTATAGTAAGCTCTAATCTAGCTCCAATTAAAAGTATGTTCAAAGAAGCAGCTTATATGAAAATATTAGAGGTTGGCAAAGACATACCTGAAGAAAAAAGAGCTAGATTGAAAAATAAATTTTTGCTAGAACAATATAGAGTTAAGTTTAAAAGGCTTCCTAAAAATGTTCGTGAATGGGGTCTCAGAATATTTGAACAGGAAAAGGGACAACCTGTAGACCCTAATAGTGGTTCAGATTATGTAACTGCTTATACAATATCTAAAGCCTATCAGAGTCTATTTAAAATTTTTTAACGGTCATCTCCTGACCCTTGTAATGTTCCACGTTCCTTTCTGCCATGTAACTTCTTCAAGTTCTCTTTCATAATCTCATTCAATGGAACACCTACCTCTTTAGCCATCATAGCACAATACCAAAGTACGTCACCTATCTCTGATGCTATGGCAAGTTTCTTCAACTCAAAGCCTTCCATATCCTCACCATCACGTATAAGTTTCTTTACCTTACCTGCTACTTCCCCTGCTTCACTAGTTAATCCTAGAGCTAAATACTCTAAGGCTTGGTTCTTAGGGAAGATGGCTGTCTGTCCTGCTTTCATCTCATAAAAATCAGCAGTCATAACTTCTGTTATACTTATTTTATCTTGCATGTATTTCTTCGCTTCTTCTTCTAGCTTCTGCATTTTTTACTCTCTCTAAATTTTTAAAATATGCAAAGTTGTAACCTCTTTGCCATTCCCTGTGTTGCATTGAATTAACACTATAGGGACTTGTAGTAGTTATAATTTTATTATCATCTATTGTTTTTAGATGTTGTTTTCCTCTAAACGCTTTTACACCACGTTCAAATTGTATACGTAGGGGTGCATCATATTTACTTAGATTTGGGTTTCTCTTTCTGTTTTTCAGTCGCATTTTCTTTGCTCCTTTTCTTTGATTTAGGTTTTAAATGTAAAAATTCTTTAATATGTAGCTTTCTACCTCTAAAGAACACGATTAAATTTATCAGTGTGTTGATGGAAATGGCGATAAGTAACCACCATTGCCACCATAATAACTCAGCAGATTCTAACATTAATTAGATGTCAAGTCAACTACTTCACAAGCATCTGCTGTGCAAGCTAACTCTCTACCACCTGATGTAGTGTCTTCCTTCTCAAAGTCTGCTAACTTTGACCAATCAATAGACATAGGCATCTTACTAAATAACTCAGTGTACTCTTCTTTAGTTATATCTTGGTAGGGTGCTTGTGCATAAGTATGGTCACTGAAAGGTAAGAAGGATATACCTGATACTTCATCAAAGTTATTATACACCCATGCTCCTACATCCATCCATTCATCTTCCTTGACAGATACAGTAACAGAAGGCTTATGTTCACACCAATGTCTTTGGAACATGAGCCAATATTCTAGCTGTTCAATAGCTGACATTTCTGTTCTAGTCACAGCACCTTCAGGTGACTTCATAGGAAAACTAAACACAGTTGTGCTATCAGGTTTCATCACATCAGGCTCATTTGGTATGCCACTGTCTTTCATAAACTGTGTGAGTGGGTCTTTGTTATCGCCACGTACAGTTCTAATGTAGTAGTCATTGTGTCTAGCATGAATACCTGATGCACTGTCAACTAATTGACTAACTGTACCACTAGGCTTCACACAAGTGATAGCAGTTGACTGTGGTATACCTAAATCTTCAGCTACCTTTTTATTAGTCTCTACTGCAACTGTTCTTAGTATCTCTAAGACATCTTCTGTCCATATGTTTGTATCTAGAATACCTGTTAGGGAAACTCCTAATAATCTCTCTTCTTCTGTATTATCTTTCCACACCTTACGTAAATACTTAAAGTTAGTAAGTGTAGATTGAAATGTACCAAGTATAGTAGCCATACGTACCTTCTCTTCTAAGGAACTTAGAGAATCTGTAGACCTACATACGACTTCGGTCAGATTACAAAACTGATAAGGTCTTAGTATGATTTCACTACAAGGATTACATCCAAACTCGTAATCAGTTTCTCTTCTTTTGTTCTCACCTGCTTTAACTTTAGCTGCCTTACGATTAAAGATACCACGTTCACCTGACTTAGATTCATATAAAGCAGTCCACTCTCGCATAAATGTTCCCATATCAGGCTTACCTTTAAATGCTACAGAGTTGTTAGCTAATGCTCTTTGTCCTTCATTATCCCACCATGAGCCTGACTTGGCATGTCTCATTTGGTCATCGCCTAAGTTAGACAAAGAGATGAGAGCAGAACGTCTTACACCACCTACAACTACAACTTCACCAATCTTGCACATGATATCGTGACATTCTATTGGATACAGTCTTCTACCTTTAGCACCTTTGAACTTAGATATGCAAAAACGGAATAACTCTTCAAGGGGTGCAGGTCCTGATGCTCTACCACCAAATGTCTTTAGTCTAGCACCTGCAGGTCTGACCTCTGAGGTGTCCCAAGTTGGGACTTGTCCAACATATAACAAAGATATTAATTCTCGTAGTGCTCGTGCCCAACCAGGTCTGCTGTCTGCGACTTTGATGATAGTAGTGCTGTCCTCAAAGTGCTCATTGACAATGGGTAGCTTGTCAACATTCTCACGTTCAACAGAGAAACCTACACCTGTACCACACATAAGTATGTACATACATTCATCAAAACTACGTGGGCTATCTACAGGTATGTAGCTACAATTGTAGCCACCTACGTGACATCTATCCAATGCAGGTCCTGATGTCATCAAAGCTCTCATACTAGGCATGACACCTAGATTCATTATTTGCCCTGTTAGTTTTTCTTTTAGTGCTTTCGTTATATTATAAGAGTAATTCTTACTGAGGTGATTAGTCATGTAATCAAAGTATCTGTCTACAGTTTCTCCCCAATTCTCTCTTCTTTGTTCATCATCTTTCCATCTTGCATAGCGAGAGAGTGCTATGAAGTTTTGATAGTCTGTTGGTAAATAATTGTTAATCATAATTCTTGTTCTCCATTGTAATTCTTATATTGTTTACTTTTACTCCTTCTATCTCATGGATTAAGTCTGTAATATAATCTTCTAGTTCTGTATCTAATCTTCCGTCTGATGGCATAGGATATTCATCAGGGTCAACCCTTAATGATAACATAATATTAACTTTTACCATCACAGACCTCTATAAGTTTATTTAGATACCATCGTGCTTTTTTGAGGTCTTCTACACCATTCTTGTATCTATATCTCCACAAATACTTAGCTATATTTCCCTGTAAGTAAAAATCAAAACCATCTGTTAACATTGCCTGTAAAGCGTCAATAGTTTCAATACCTGCTTTGTTGTAATGTGCAGGATGATTAACCATATCCTCTTTTTTTTGTTCTGCTTCCTGTAATCTTCTAACCATGTAATCCATATGCCTTTCCATTTATTATCCTTTATCAAAGTTAACTTTTATCACATTACCTGTTACGTTGTCAACAGGAGAGGGTACTTTAACATCGTCTTTTTCAGGGGTATTTAAAAATGTTTCAATTGTATCTCTTATCCTAGAATCTTGTTGCATCAAAGAAAGACTTGCACAAGCCATTTGGCATAGCTTTTCCAACTCCCAATAGCTTTCATCATCTATATTAGATTTTCTAACTTGTATAGCTAATTCAAATCTTCCATCCCAATAACCTTTATCATCTATTGATGGTATAACTTCTATGAAAAAATGATTGCCTTTGTTGTCGTATGTTTTCATTATCTATCTCCTTATTTTTTTACCAACAAACTTTATAAAAACAGGGTGTTTGTTTTTGCCCTTTTCTTTAAGCCAATCTTCAGGTATGATTCTGTCATAGTATCTGAACTTATGTTTTATACACCACTGTGCATATGTTGTTTTACTACCTTTATATAACTTAACTCTACTATTTGTAAACACAAATCTAATGTCTAGTTTAGGATGTTGTTTCTGAATAGCTAAATGTTTTCTCCTATCAGATGCTAAAAATCTACCTTTAGTTTCTATGATTATACCATTGTCTAATATAAAGTCAGGGGTATAGGTGCGATACAATAAATCTTCCCACTCTATTCTAATAGCTTCATAAGAAAATTTAAACTCATGCTCTTTAAGATAAAGAGATAACTTATGTTCTAACCCACTCCTATACCCATGCTTTATAGCATCTCTTCTTAATTTATGAGGAGACAATTAAAAGTTTCGCCAAGATATAAATGGATTACTATACGAATATGCATTAGTATATCCTAAGCTCTTTAGCTCTTCTTTAACTGCTTCATCAGCAGCTTTTCTAGCTTCTATAGCATCACGTAAACCTGCGGTACGCATTTCACGATAGGTTTTTTTTGCTTCAGCTAACTCTTTCTCCATGTTTTCAATATCAGCTTTTAGCTCATCTAATTTTTTATCAGACATTATTTTACACTCCATATTTTTTTAGCTTCTTCTTTCATCTTGCCATTCCACATCCAAGAGTCAAGGTTAGGATAAATAAAAGAAGCTAACTCATGTTTATCATCACTGATAGACAAAAACTTCTGTATACCATAAGCAACCTTTTCAAGTTGTTTTTTATAAGAAGTCAAATTTTTAAGTGTGAATACTTTATGCTCTTTAGGTGTAGCAAAAAATAAATCCACACTGCTCTTAGGATATGCCATAGAGTACAGAGCCATCTGTCTTTTTTGTGCTTCAGTTGGCTGTGTCGGCATCCTTGTAGATGTTTTTAAATCTACTATCTTATCTTTGAATCTAAAGTCTATATAACCCATAATAGGTACAGGCAAATCATCTAGTTGTACCTCAACTCGTTCTTGATAATCTTCTAGGTCTTCATAGTTAAAGTTTTTATCTATAACTTCACCAAACTTCTCTAGAGTACTCCTTTCTTTTTCTGCCTTTTTGTCTCCTAAATCAACCATTGATTCTGTACATAAACTAATAAATTTTAAGTCAAGCATTTTGTAATCAAACATACCTTCATTATATTTGTTAGCTAGTACATGCTCCGTTGCAATACCTCTTACTGCACCTGGACCACTTGGTGATTTAACTTTGAATAAATATCTAGCGACCCACATAGATGGGTCACTTATATATGTATTTATACTACTTGGTGAAAGATAGTTAATACCATGTGCTTTGAAAGCGTTATTACTTAGCATCAGTATCTATCTCTACATCAATAAAGTTCTCTATAGTTTCCATGTCTTCTTCTGACACTTCATCTTGTCTCTCTGAAACTTTAGTATCCCACTTACTTATGATACCATCGTTGTAGTTCTTTACCCAATCTAAGAAATCTCCAAATGCTTTATGGTCACTATCTGATATCTCAATTTTATTGGTTGTATCTAGTTGAACCATTGGAGTATAGAAGCTACCACCATTGTTTAGTTTGTTTTCCTTAGTACCATCCAACTTGATAATATGCTGAAGTGGTAAGGTTTCTGATTTAGCAAATCTAGAAAACACATCTCCAATGGCTTTATATGCATCTCTGTTTTCTATCTCCCATATCACAGGATATTCAGGTAAATCAGTAATCTCTTTACCATCAATACCTTTTACAGGGTCTATCATCTTTACGAGACCAAACACAACTCTGTTTCTTTTAATCTCTTTTATTAACTTTTTTGTAGCTTCAGGTAATGCTTGAAAGTCTTTAACATATCCTGTTGGTTTACCACAGTTAAAAGTGCCATCATCATCTTTGAGGTCAATGTTTAATGTATCAGACATTATTGTTTTAACATAACCACCTTGCTTCTCTCCATCTTTTGCATTGCGGTTCTGCTTAAACTTTTTATACATAAATCTCTGTAAGAATGGTCTGAATTGAACCTTCTCAGAAAAATAAAATGTACTAGGGTCTCCCGGTATTTCTAGTCTGTACATACCACCCTCAACAACTTCCATCTTAACAGATTTTCCATTAGCTTCTCCTATACCCATTGTAGGATTGTGCCATATTCTAAATCTATTTAAAGTGTTAGCCTTTTTCTCAACAGTGCTAGTAGGTAAGCCCATTGCCTTTGCCATAGTAGCATAACTGTCTGTATTAATTGTAACTAAATCTGTCATTTATAATTTTCTCCTTTCAAAAGAACCATAGTTATATCACGATACATCTTTGGTGTCAAGCCAATTAGTACCAATCTTTGCCTCAAGTAAAAGAGGCACATCAAAGTCTATACCAAACTCTAAATTAATTATATTATTCAATGACTTATTTGTGTCACGTATAATATTCAAAACATTTTCTTCCTCACTAGGATGAATATCTATTACTATAGAATCATGTACTGTATTTACCACACATGATTTATACCTGTCAAGCTCTTTTTGAATATGTACAAGTATGATTGGAACAATATCAGCAGTAGCAAATGACTGCACAGGATAGTTCTTTATCTGTGTGAAATGAGATACAGTTCCATTCCTTCTTCTCTGTACATCAGGAAAAGAAAATTGCCTACCTGATGGTGTTGTTATCATACCTGTATTCAGAGCTTCCTTAGCCAATTTGGAATGCCATGACGCAACCCCTTTGTATTTTTGTGTGAACTGTTCATAATATTTTGCTTCAGCAGACGTTCTCCCAAATCCTGTTGCTCCATAGAGAGGTGCAAAGGTATGAGCTTTGGCTTCTTGCCTAGAAGTCTTCTGACCTGATTCCGTAATGACAGAAGCAGTGTATGCATGTACATCAAAACCATCTTTAATCTCCTTTATTGCTACTTTGTCTTGTGATAAATAAGCTGCTGTTCTAAACTCTAGCTGTGCAAAGTCAGCTTCAAGTATCTTGCCACCTTCCCAACGTGATACAAATACTTTCTTTACAGGAAATGTACCACCTCTAGGCATGTTCTGCATGTTAGGGTCAGCACCACTGAACCTGCCTGTAGCTGTTCTGTGTTGTAACAATCGCACATGCAACATACCATCATCTTTTACGTAAGCATTTATACCTTCAACAAATGAAGACAGGTATGTATCTAGAGCAGATAATCTTTGCAGGTCAGTTAGAAAGTTTACTGCATCTTGCATATCATTCTTCTTTGCTACGTTAGCTAATATCTCTAAGTATGTTTTGTTAATTGTAAATCCATTAGCACTAACCCATTTAGCATTTGGTGCTGAAAACTTTAAACCTGCTATAGATTTCGTAGGATTGAATAAGTAGCCAAAAGTATTACAAGTATTACACCTGTTTGGCTTAGAGTATAAACTTCCATCTTTCTTTACCTTTCTTATGTAACCATCCCCACGACACTCGTCACACTTTACTGCTTTAGTCTTATATACAATATCAGAATAATCACCAACCTTTTCTTTATACTCTGATATGTCCATATAGGGATGAAAGTTGTTAGCCCACATAGTTTTATCTTTAGGCTTTCTACTATAGATAACCCAAGACATCTGCTCAGGACTGTTTAAATTAATAGGTGTATCTCCCATTAAATGCTGAACTTGTTTTTTAAGTCTAGTCTCTACCTCATGCTTCTCTTGCTCAAACTCAACTCTAACTTCGTCTAATGCTTTTTTATCTACCTTAAAACCATTCTTGTATATCTTGGCTAGGGTAACACAAACCTTGTTAGTTAGTATGACTGATTTCATCAGACTGCTATACTCTTCAGTATTTAACTTTTTATATATAGCATCAGCTAACTGCTGAGTTGCATGTAAGTCTGCAGACAAATAAAAGGATAACTCTTCTGCAGGTATCTCATCTGTATTATAACCTTTTGCAAAATAATCTTTAAGTGTATCTTCTTTCTGTGTATCTAATTCATATCTCAATGCACAATCTTTTAAGTGCAAAGGTTCTTTGATACCTCGTTGCAAGATGTATTCACCAAGCATTGTGTCAAAGACAGGACCATCATATTTGAATCCACATTCCCATATCCACATCAAGTCGTATGCTATGTTGTGACCTATGAGTATAGTAGCTTGGTCAAGCAACTCTTGTACTCCATCAAAGTTGTCTCTAAACAAGTATTCCTCTCCTTTATCTGTAAGACAACCAACCATAACTAGTTTATTGTTTGGCTCAAATGGGTCAAGATGTAACTTCCCATCTCGCTTTGTTGTTGTATTTTCTACATCAAGTGTTAATTTCATTTAATCTTTCCTTATGTTTCTTTAAGTATATAACTGCTCTTTCAATGATAGTCAAGTCATCAGAGAATCCACCTAAACCTGTATTGCATTTATGGCACACCCAACCTCTAAAACTGTTTGTATCGTGGCAATGGTCTAACACCCAATTCTGTAATCTAGTTTGACCATGTTTACCTAACTCATCTAATGTCCTGTCACATATAGCACATGAATAATCTTTATCAGGGTAAGCATTTTCTTTTCTTAGTTTATTCAAGACTTCCTTATGACCTTTCCTGCAAGACCTACAGGTTCTTTTTATTTCACCTGCTTTCATTACAGAGAAGTGTGTTATAGGTTGCCGTATCTCGCACTTGATACAGACAACACCATCAACGATAGGGTTTTCTTTTTGTGGTAGTTCTTTGAATAAATTAAATTGTGTCATGCTTCATATCTTCCTACTCTATAATTTAAATTACAATGAACAACACCATGCCATCCTGTAAGTTTATTTTTTACCACATTTAAATGCCTTTGTAAATCCTCTTCTGTCTCATCTTGTCTTGGTGGATTCTTGGCAATCAATATCATTAAGTCAGCTTCGGCTGCCTTACCTGTACGACTACCTTCCATCATGCTTTGGTTGAGCAACACCTTACCTTCTGCATCTGCAGATAGCTGAGACATATAAAAGACTGCACACTTGTGTTCCTTTGCAATCATACGAGCATGTATTGCATTAGCTTTGAGTGCTTCATCTGTCCTTGCAAAACCACCTGTACGTGCAAACTTATCTCCCATGTCAAGCACAACAATGTCAGGTTTATATGTCTTACACACACTCTCTACCCACGACATGTCACGACCTGTTGCATCTTTTATCTTGATGTTATCTTTGACAGGTGCATACAAGTCACGTGCTCTACTTGGGTTCTGCTTAACTTCTCTCATAGTCATACCTGTTGATGCAGTCAGATATCTAGCACCAACTCTGTGACTACCTTCTTCGTTACAGAGAATAATGCAACTCGCACCTTGTCGTGCCAAGCCATCAGGACCTGCTAACAAACTTGCATGAAAAGAAGTCTTACCTGTGTTAGGTCTTGCTCCTACTTCAATTAAATGTCCTGCATTGATGCCTTCAACTTGTCTTGTTAAAGTTGGTAAGTTAAACGACCAACGTGCTTCCAAATCATTCTTAGCTAATAATGTATCTATTTCCATGTCATCCCACTCCACGTTAAGGTTAGGTGTAAAATCATCTCCGTATACTTCAAGTATGTTACGTATAGGTTCTAGGCTTGAGTGAGAACCATTGACGTAATCAAATCCTATGTTGGCAATATCCTCGCCCACAACCTGCTGAAACAGTTTGGATAGCACCTCTTGTGCTACATCCTCTCCCATAGGTTGCTCATTCTTTATCTGCCTAAACAAATGTGAGTAAGCCTGTTTCTGTGCTGTAGTGAGTGTAGGATTGCTTGACATAAACAATGCTTCTATCTCATCAGGTGTAACAGTTCTCTCATACCTACTCATGGCTTTGTCAACAGACTGCTTCACCTTTCTTGCATCCTTACTGAATAATCTGTCAGGACACTTTGCTCCACGATGGGAATCATAAAATGATTTATCCATCAAGCTTCGTATTAATGCTAATTCCATATCTGTGTCTCCTTTGGGGTTAGTAGTTTTAAATTAGTTATGTCTTCTTCGTCTCTATACTTCAAATCATCTTTCAATTTAAGTATCTTAATATTCTTGACATGTGAACGTAACTCTTTAGCAAATGCAAAAGACTTGGGTAGTGCGTCAGGGTCAAGTGCTATTATTGCAGTAGAGAATTGTGAAAGAAACAGTTTATGAGAATCCGACAATGACGTACCTAACACAGCTACCCCAACTAATACATCACTTCCAACGACTCCTGCACTAACACAATCCTCTACAACAACTGCGATACTACCACAACCAAATGAATATGGCAAGTCCGAGTTACCATATCGTTTCCATTTAGGTAACTTGTTATACACAGACCTGCCTGTAGCATCAACAATCTTATTGTTTTCTTTTATGGGAAAGACAACTCTACTTTCTTTGACATCGTATAATAAATCAAGTTTGTCCACATTTAAATCCCACAGTTCACAGAAGTTCATAACTTCCTTTCTGTATGAATGAGACACAACACACTCAGGCAATTCAAATGATGTCCCAACTTGGGACACCTTGTTGAAGTTACGTATCTCGTCAACAGTCATGTGAACACGAGAGTTGCCTTTCACACTACACGATGCTTTGTAACAGTTCCACACAACAGTGCCCATGTTACTTGTGACTGTAAAAGTCTTATATGATTTACATATAGGACAATTTACTCTCTTTGTTTCTCCATTACTTATGTCTAAGTCTTTTACATATTGATATACACTTAACATGTTATTATATACATCCTTCCTTGTCGGCACTTAACATGCTTGTACCATAGCTTTTTTCATGTGTCAAATTTTTTCTTGCTTGCAATGCTAAGTTAGCACTTGTGAATGTATTTTTCATGTATGGTTTAACAGATTGTGGGTTAGCATGTCCTGTAACTGACATAATATTACCCATAGATACACCTGCATCCACCATTTCAACTGTACCTGTTCTACGTAAGTCACTTAGTCTAAGCTCCTTAGAAAGCCCTACAGAGTCCATTATCTTTCTAGCTAGTATTGGTAGCTTAGTTAGTGAATAAGGCTTGTAAGACCCCCTGTAGGCTCTTGGGCGAGGTACTACATACTTTTGAAACCCATAATCATCATGTTGTTGTACTAACATCTCGTGTAACTCATCTGATATAGGTAAAAATACTTGTGCTCTTCGTTTTGACTGTTCAATCTGCATACGTTTAGCATCTAAATCAAGGTTAGACCACTCAAGCAATCTCATATCGCCAATTCTTTGACACCATTCATATGCCATCTGTGCAATGAGACCAATGCTTCGTGTGTTAAAGTCAGAGTAACAGGTATCAAGAAACCTGATAACGTCTTCCTTTGTCCAAACAACTTTTCGGCTCTTGGTCACACGTTTTTTGATGTTACTGAATGGGTTCATGTTACAATGCTCCATGTTGATTCCGTAATTAAGCAAGACTCTGACAACAGACATGAGATGATTAGCAAATGATACACCTCTCTCACACCATTTGTTGTAAGACAATTTTGCAAGTTTGGTGGTCAAGCTAGACAGTTTATAACTGCCTAACTCTTTGCCATCAACCACACTTGTAGAGGAAACTATACCTAAAAAATACTTATACTGTACTTTAGTTTCTTGACGTAAGTTATTGTATTCAAAGGATAAATAGTACTCGTTGAGTAAGTCTTCAAGTTTCATTATGCCACCAATAGTTGCTTGAACTGAGGTGAGGATACCCACTTAGCTACCTCTTGTTCTCGTCTCCACATAGTCTCTGCCTTAGTATCAAAACCTGTGTTACGTATGTTGAAACCATTTCTCTCATCTGCATAAGATGCATAGTTAGTGAATGCAGAGTATAAGGCAAATACATTCTTACCTCTCTTGCTAATCTCTTGACAAGCTAACTCGTACATCTTCTTAGCTAGGTTCTCTGATGATATGATGCTAGACATAAAAGTTTTTCCATCTATCTTGAGAGGTATGTTTGCCCACTCTTGCATGAGGTTAGCACGTTTATCAAAGTTATTCTTAGCTTCACGTACCTCATTCAACAATACAGAACGTCTGAGACCACTTGTATTCTTTCTCTTGATAGTGTCATACTCTCCACCTATCTGTCCATTAGAACAGTAGCTATCAATAGCACCAAAGAATACTTGGTTAGAACACGACCCATCAATGCCATGTAAAGCAATGATTCTTTCGTTGATTGTTGTTTGATGTTTAGCAGTCGTAATTGTGTGCTTAACATTTGGTAATGTAATATCCAACAAAGCAAAAGCACAGTTACGTGCAGTTGATATTTTTACTTTTGCATTATCAAGTTCGTGAGGTAATCTGTTCTCTTGTATAACCTCTTTGATACCATTGAAGTAATCTTTGTGGTCTATTGTTTTGAACTTATCTCCTACGATACCTAAGTATTCTCCTGTAACAGAGTTCTTCACGTATCTTTTACCTGTGAATTTAGTATCTTCGTACTTAACTTTGAAATCTAAATCTGTTCCGTCTAAGTTAAATAGTTCTATAATTTGTGCATCTAATGGCATGTTAGTCTCCTTTTAAAGTTGATGTCCCAAGTTGGGACTTTGGTTAAGTGATAATTACTTATATAGTGTTTATAAAAAAATGTCAAGTTTATTTCTTAACATCTACGTAAACTCTCATATGAGATGATTCATTCAAACCTTGACCCCAATAGGTAGCACCTGTACCCTTGAGTTCTTCCTTGATATGTTGTCCACGTACTCGCATCTTGTATGAGTCTTTGTTAAGATACTTCTTCATAGTGTCAACAAACTCTTGTCCATCCGTGTCGTTAGGTATCTCGCTGAATACGTAGTTACAACCTTTCTTGTGTGTTGCTTGTGTTGCTTTCTCGTATTCCTTTCGCCACATTTCTGCTCTAGCTTTCCAATGTTCCCACTCTTTCCATGCTACATCAAAAGCTTCTTTCGTTACAGTTGGTTGTCTGTTCACTTCAGCTAAAGCATTCTTGACTTTCTCGTGTGTATCTTTCTCTACCATGTTCATGGCTTTCTCCTTCCACATGTCACGTTCCTTAGCTATCTTGAGTGCCGTATCTGTAGTACCTACTTGTCTGTTCAGCATACGTTCTTGATGCCTAAATGCTCTTACTAAATACACAACATCCATGTCAGCTATTTTTATAGGTTCATCTCTATGAAAAGAATGATGCTCTACCTCATCTAACTCATACATATCAGCAGGTAGTTTTTCGTTTATTGCTTCTGCTATTTTAATTAACTGTTTTACTTTCATGCTACTTCTCCTTTCATCCAAGTTGGTAATTCTGTTTCCATCCATTTTGGTTTTTCT